AAGAGGTCGGGGAGACCTTCGCAAGCATCCGGCAAGGTGCGCGCCGCACCGATCATCGCTTCAAACTTTAACCAAGGAGAGCACACATGGCAGAAGACACCTACACCAAGGCCGATCTCGACGCGGCAATCGAGAAGGCGGTCGGCCCGCTGAAGGATTCGATCGGCAAGCTCGAAACGAAGAACGAGGAGCTGATCGGCGAGAACCGCAAGCTGAAGCGCGGCGCCGAGATCAAGCCGGAAGACCTCGAGGCCGCCGAAAAGCGCGCCGACACCGCCGAAGCGAAGGTCAAGGAGCTTGAGAGCTCGGTAAAGACACTCACCAAGGAGCGCGACACCGCGGTCAAGAACCTCGAAACCGAGCATGGCTTCACGCAAAAGCTGCTCATCCAGGACGGCCTCAAGTCAGCGCTGATCGCCAACGGCGTGAAAGACGAAGACTTCATCGACAGTCTCGCCGCGAAGTTCGGCTCAGGCGCAACGGTCAAGGTCGATGGCGACACCCGAACCGCCATGCTCGGCGACAAGCCGCTTGCCGACGCGATCAAGGAATGGGCCGGCACCGATGCGGGCAAGAAGTTCGTCGCGGCACCCGTGAACGGCGGTGGTGGCGCTGGCGGAAGCAATGGACAGGGCGGCGGCGCAAAGACTGCCACACGCGCTCAGTTCGACGCCATGAGCCATGCCGACCGGATGACGTTTGCCAAGGATGGCGGCAAGGTCGTCGATCAGGCCGCATAGCGAACCTATCACCTGAACCCCGAGCGTGGTTAGAACTGCGCTCGGGGTGGGCTGCGCCTCCCCCATTCCCGGCTGCGCCGGACCCGCGCTCAATCGGCTGCGCCGACTGCGGTTGACCCCCTCAACTGTATTCGGAGTAGCCTCTCATGGCGAACGTCCTCACCGATCTTGCAGCCGACGTCTACAAGGCCGCCGATGTTGTCGGCCGCGAGCAGGTCGGTCTCATTCCGTCCGTTGTCGTCAACGGCAACGCCACCGAAAGCGCTGCGAAGGGCGACACGATCCGTTCGCACTTCACCCGCACGCCGCAGGTCTCGACCACCTACGCACCGAGCATGACCATCCCCGAGGGGACGGATCAAACGGTCGATAACAAGACCATGAGCCTCGACACCTACGCCAACGTCCAGATTCCGTGGACCGGCGAGGAGATGAAGCACGTCAACAACGGCTCTGGCTTCGAGACGATCTACGGCGACCAGATTGCGCAGGCCATGCGCGCCATCGTCAATTCGATCGAAGTCGCGGGCTGTCTCTCCGCTTACCGGGCCGCCTCCCGCGCCTATGGCACGGCCGGCACCACGCCGTTCGGCTCCAACTTCAACGAGATCGCCGAAGTGCGGCAGATTCTCGTTGACAACGGATGCCCGTTCGACGGCAACAACAGCCTGGTCATCAACACGCTCGCCGGCACGAACCTGCGCCAGCTCGCGCAGCTCCAGAAGGTGAACGAGTCCGGTGGCAGCGACATGCTGCGGCAGGGCGAGCTCCTGAACCTTCAGGGCTTCGCAATGCGCGAGAGCGCAGGCATCGCGGCCCACACCAAGGGCACAGGCGCCAGCTATCTCGTGAACGACGCATCGCTGTCGGCCGGAGATACCGTTGTTGCCGCCGACACCGGAACGGGCACGGTACTCGCGGGCGATGTTGTGACGTTCGCAGCTGACAGCGTGAACAAGTACGTTGTCGGCGGCGCGCTCTCGGGCGGCAGCTTCACGCTGAACGATCCGGGCCTGCGCGTCGATATCGCTGACAACAACGCGATCACGGTCGGCAACAGCTACGCCGCCAACCTCGCGCTGCACCGTTCGGCCGTCGAGCTGGGCATTCGCCCGATCGCCGAGCCTGCCGGCGGCGACGCGGCGGTGGACCGCATGACCGTGCAAGACCCGCGTTCCGGGCTGGTTTTCACCATCTCGGCCTACAAGGGCTACAAGAAGGCGATGTTCGAAATCGGCGCTCTCTACGGCTGGAAGGCTTGGAAGAGCCAGCACATCGCCCTCCTGCTCGGCTGACGAAATTGAGGCCGGGGGCTGTTGTTCCCCTCGGTTCCCGGCCTCGACACCGAACCAGCAGCCGACACGGAGAGCAAGATGGCGAAGAAGCCCGCAGCGAAAGCACCAGCAGCCGACACGGAGAGCAAGGCCGACGCCAAGCTCGTCCGCATGGTTCGCGACGCCGACGCATATCCCGCGCCGCACAGCGCCGACGTTCACCCCGACGAGGTTGAGAACTTCGCCGCGGGCGGCTGGGTCAAGGAGTAGCCCGTGGCGCTGGAAGTCGAGGACGGCACCGGCAAGAGCAACAGCGAAAGCTACGTCTCCGTAGCTGGCGCGGACGCTCGCCACACCGCCCTCGGCAACACGGCCTGGACCGGCGACGACGCGACCAAGGAAGCGGCCCTGCGCCGCGCCACGCAATACATGGAGCAGGCGTTTCGCACGCGCTGGCTCGGGATGCGCACCAGCAAGGACCAGGCGCTGTCATGGCCGCGCGTCATTTGCGAAGCGGTGGATGACTGGTGGATCGACAGCAACGTCGTCCCCTCCGAAGTCGCCAACGCTTGCGCAGACCTCGCGCTGAAGGCGCTTTCCGCGGATCTCAACGCGGACCTCACGCGGGGCGTGGTGCGCAAGAAGATAGGGCCGCTGGAGACCGAGTACGATCGCTATTCGCCGCAGTCGGTTCGCTACCCGGCTGTCGTTCAGATGCTCAGCCCATTCCTCAAGGGATCGTCGGTTTCGGCGACACTGGTGCGCGCATGACCGCAAAGAAGGCTCCGAAGGCGAAAGCGAAAGCTCCCGCTCCGCTCACCTACGCGAAGGTCGGCGGTCCTCCGAAGAACTGGCACAAGCTCGAAGTGCTCGGGCCGGACGGCGTGACTCCGATGCGCGACTGCATCGAGGTCAACACGGTCGAAGGCTGGTGCATCCGCTGCGTGCGTGGCGATGATGGACGGCTGCTCACCAACTACGGCGCGATTGTGCATGAGCGCATCGAAGGCGAGTTCGTGATCCGCGAGGCGGGCAAATGAGCTACGCCGACGATCGCCTTTCCGCAGCCGACATGCTGGCCGAAGACGGGCAGACCGTCACGCTCGCCTATGTCGGGACCAGCGTTTACGATCCGGCGACCGGCACGACCACCAACACCGCGCCCGATCCGGCGAGCGTCAAGGGCGCGTTCTTCCCGCTGTCGGCGTTCCGCAAGGCGCAGGGCAACATCGTCGAGGGCGATCAGCAACTGCTCCTCTCGGCGCTGGACACATCAGGCGCTGCCATCACCGCGCCACAGGTCAACGGCACCGTCACGGACGCGAACGCGAAGCCCTGGACGATCATCGCGGTCGATCCGCTGTCGCCTGGCGGGACCGACGTGCTCTACGACTGCATTGCGCGGAGGGCGGCGTGAGCTTCGCGCTCCAATATCGCGGCGAAGGCCGCTTTCGCCAACGCGCTCATCTCGAATGGGTTGAGCCGACCCTGCGTGGCCGGGCTCGCGGGCTTGGTTGGGACGGCAAGGAGCCGCTCCGCTTCCACGACAGCGACGGGCTGCTGATCGGTGGGTTCGTGCCCGCGGGGGCGCAGCTATGAGCTTCGTCCTCGACCTCCAGAAGTTCGCCGAGAAGACGGCGGAGAAAGCCGATCTCGGGGTAGCGCGGATCGTCGTTGGCGTCTCCGCCGAGCTCGACCGCCGTTCGCCTGTTGGCGATGCGACCTATTGGAAGAACCCCGCACCGAAGGGCTACACGGGCGGCCGGTTCCGCGGCAACTGGCAGCTCGGCGTTGGCGTCGTTCCCGCCGGCGAGACGGGCGCGATCGACAAGACCGGAGCCGAGACGCAGGGCCGGATTATCGCCGCCGTGCCGCAGAATGCAGCGGGCAACGTGTTCTACCTGATGAACAACGTGCCGTATGCGCGCCGCATCGAGGAAGGCTGGTCGCGGCAGGCTCCACAGGGCCTCGTCGGCCTCACCGTCATTCAGTACCAGCGCATCGTCGACGATGCTGTCGCGAGCCTCGCGGCATGAGCGCGCTGCTGATCCGCGCCGCTCTGGAAGTCGCGCTTGCGGCGATGAGCCCGAGCCTTGCCACGGCATACGAGAATGCGCCCTTCACCGCGCCTTCGCCGAGCGTGCCCTATCAGCAGCTCGCGCTGCTGCTCGCCGAGCCTGACAACAGCCTGGTCGGCCGCGCGGGCATGTACCGGCAGGACGGCTTCCTTCAGGTCGATCTCAAATATCCGCTGAGCGCCGGTCCTTCGCCCGCGACGACCCGCGCCGAGCTGATCCGCTCAACCTTCTATCGGGGCGCGTCCTTCACGGCGTCGGGCGTGACCGTCAACATCGAGCGCACGCCGGAAATCATGCCCGCCCGCGTCGAGGAGGACAGGTTCGTCATCCCCGTGCGCGTCCGTTTCTACGCCTTCATTCCAGGAGTCTAAGCCAATGTCCGTCGCACAGGGCCAGCTCAAGAAGCTCAGCTACAAGAAGCAGACCGGCCTCGGTTCGGCTGCATCCGGCTCGGGGGGGCAGTACCTCACCCGCGAAACCGCGTCCTTCAACTTGAAGAAGGACACGTTCACGTCGAACCAGATCACGACGCACCAGCAGTACGTCGGCGATGCCTACGGCGTCTCGAAGACCGAAGGCTCGCTCGATAGCGCGCTGATGCCCGGCGCGTTCGCCCCGTTCATGGGCTCGGCGGTGCGCAAGGACTTCGCCGCGATCTCGGCGATCACTGGCCTGTCGATCACCATCGCGGGCTCGGGTCCGTTCACGCTCACCGACGCTTCGGCGACCTTCCTCACCGACGGCGTGAAGATCGGCCACGTGATCCGCATCACGGCCGGCACCTACACGGGCGTGGCGCGCGACATCAACCTGCTCGTCACGGCGGTCACGGAAACGGTCATCACGGTGATCGTCCCCAACGGCAAGGATCTGGACGCGCAGGGGCCGGTCGCTTCGTCGACCGTCAGCATCGTCGGCAAGGCGACGCACGCGCCGACCAGCGGCCACACCAACGACTACTACACCTTCGAAGAAGACTACGCCGATATCGGCAAGGTCCGCACCTACACCGATGTGCAGGTTGGCACTGTCGAGATCGCTGTTCCGGCGACGGGCAATTCGACGGTGAAGCTGTCGTTCCTCGGCCTCGGCCGTACAAAGGGAACGAGCGCAACCCTCACGTCTCCGACCGCAGAGCTGGCTTCGTCCATCGTCTCTGCGTCGAACGGCTGCATCCTGATCGCGGGCTCGCGGCTGCTCACCGGCACGTCGGCGAACCTCAAGATCGAGAACGGCCTTGCGCACGGCGAGGCGGTGATCGGCTCGCGCGTCATCTCCGACCTGGTGAAGGGCGAGATCAAGGCGTCCGGCACCGTCACGGCGGTCAAGGACGGAGAGACCAACTCCGACCTTTACGACAACGAGACCGCCGCGAACGTCATCGTCGCGCTGTTCCTCGACAATTCCGATGACTCTGACTTCATCGCCTTCGTCGTCCCGCGCGCGAAGCTGATGAGCGACGACGTGGACGACGGCAAGAAGCAGCTCGTCGAGACGTTCAACTTCACCGGGGAATACAACGCCTCCGGTGGCGACGCGCTCGCGAACGACGCCACGACCATCGGCATTCAGGACAGCCTCGCGGCGTAACGACCTCGGGCTGGAGAGCGGCCCTAACCATGTCGGAGGGGAGGTAGCTCTCCTGCCTTCCCTCCGGCGCCCACAGGAGAGCAAGATGAGTGACGTAATCGACTTCGACGCACTCGATACCGCGGCGGCTTGCGAGAAGCCCTACGAGTTCGAGCTGGTCCATCCGCAGACGAAGGCCCCGCTGGGCGTGTTCGTGTCCGTGGTCGGGCCGGAGAGCAACGCCTTCA